GAGTAGTGATCCGGTGACTTCGTCGACTGCTGGTATGAGTAGCGCGCCGACTGTTTCTTTGAGTTCGTTGAAACGGATGGAGAGGTTTGCGACTTTGCCGGCGGTGGTGTTGAGTGCGGCGGCGTTTGTGCCTGTGAATTGTTTGTTGAGTTCTTCGAAGGCGAGGGCAAAGTTGCCGGACTCTTTTGCGGCGGCCGATAATGGGACGCCTAGTTTGCCGAGTGCGGTTGTCTGGCCGAGGCTCGCTTTTGCGACTGCGATCGAGACAGTCGAGAGGTCTTTTTGTGTCGCGGTAGCGATTTCGGTAGATAGTGCGAGCAAAGTTTGAGCGCGTGAAACATCTCCGGTCGCGCGCACGAGTGTCGACATGGCCGGACGAAGATCGTCGTCGGCGATATTTGACGAGAGGGAGAGCTGCTTGACGAACGCTTCGGCCGATGCGGTAGCGCGGTCGGTGACTGCTCCAGTTTTTGAGATGGCGTCGCGGAGTAGAGCCTGACTTTTTTGGTCGTCGAGTGCGGCCTGGACGATCTGTTTGCCGAACCGGACGACGCTCGCGCCGGCGACGGCGTAGCCGAGTGATGAGAGTGAGGCGAGTTGTTTTTGTGCTTTTGCGAAACCTGAGAGGTCTTGTGTGGCGCGTTTGAGTTCTTTGCGTAGTGGCGCGGCGTTGCCGGTGACGGTGACTGAGATCGACTTTGCCATGTTTGCCTAGAGGTTGTACTTTCTGACGAGACCTGAGATGCGCTCGGCATAGAGTTCGGCGACTGCGTTGCGGCGTCCATCGAGTGAGTCGTAGATGAAGGGTTGTGGTTTGATGCGTCGTGCCGGCCATCCGAAATGGATTGCTCCTGCGTATGGGACGGCGGCATTGCCGACTCTTACTTTGCCGGATGTCATTGTTGCGGCCGCGCGCATCGACGAGGCGAGTGCGCCGGTGCGTACTGGTGCGGTGCGTAGCGCGCCGTTGACGACGATCTGTGCGGCTTCTAGGTGTGTGCTTTTGAGTTCTTTTTTTGTTGCGTCGCCGAGTGCTTTGAGTGCCTTTTGTGTTTCTCGAAGTCCGTCGATTTGTGCTTTGCCTTGACGGTCGGAGTCTATTCTGTAGCCGAAACTGCCTGAGCTAGGAGTTGCCATGCGTCGATCGGTTCCTTCCAATAGTCTTCCGGTATTGCCATCTGGATCATCGCTTCGAGTATTCCTGGCGGTGTTGCCAGGAGTTCTCTCGGCGCTATGTGTGTTCGTATTGCGAGAAGCGCGATCAACTCAGTCGTCGAGCGCGCTAGATAGGGTTTTCGTTTGTCTCGACTGCGATGTCGGCGAGTGTTTTGATCCATTCGTCGAAGGGTTTGATCTCGTTTCCTGAGTCACGTTCTGCGAGCCATGCGAGGAAATAGGCTTGCTCCTGTGGGAAGTCGTCTTGAAACGCTTTGCGATATGGGATTTTGTAGTGACGCTCGAAGGCGACTTCTGTTGATGGCCAGACCGGAAAGGTTCCTTCTGAGCCGTCTTTGTGCTTGACGGTGAGTGAGATCATGGTTTTATGATGTCGTTTTCGCTATTGTGCCACCTTGAAAAGTGACGCTCATTTGGGCTAGGTCTCCGACTGATCCGTTCACCGGTTGTGTAGCGGCGAGGAATGCGTTCGAGATGGTGTAGGCAGGGTTAGTCGTGCTGGTTGCGCCGGAGGTGGCTTTGACGACGATGGTCGTTGTGCCGAGTCCGATCTGGCCGTCGAGTGTTGCGGCGACTTTGTTCGGTGAGACTGCGAAGTCCTGGTTGAACGTGATCGCGACGGAGTTGTTTTGGAGACCAGAGATGAAGAGGTGGCCGTTGCTTCCCATCGAGTCAACTGGTATCGGGTCAACTGCGAAGTCGAGGGTGATGGACGATACGTAGGACGATAAGTCCGTACCGGCGACCGTGACGTATGCGTCTTTGAGAATGAAGATGGCCACTATGCGACCGCTTTCACGAGTGTTCCGCCTTGAAACGTGATGCTCATTTGTGCAAGATCGCCGACGGCACCGTTGACCGGTTGTGTAGCGGCGAGGAATGCGTTCGAGATGGTGTAGGTGGGGTTTGTTGCGCCTACTGCCGCCGATGTCGGTTTGATGACGACGGTCGTAGTTGTCCCGACTAGCGCGTCAAGTGTCGGAGCGACTGTCGAGGCCGCGAAGTCCTGGTTAAGGGTGACGGCGAGTGAGTTGTTTTGTAATCCACCGAGGAAGACGTGGCCGTTTGTTGAGGCCATCCCATCGGCGGCAACTGCGTCGACTGCGTAGTCGAGGGTGATAGATGAAACATACGCGCTTAAATTGACGCTATTAACGACGAGCGAGGCGTCTTTGAGTACGAAAACGGCCATGATGATTACTCCTTATCGGTTTTCTTTGTGGTGGTTTCTGCGAGATGACCAGCTTCTAAGAGTGCGTCAATGTTGCATCCTTGAAGCTCGTCGTCTGAGATGGTGTCGCCGGCGTTTTTGCCGTCGATGAGATCTGATAACACTTTGTAACTAGCCATAAACTTCTACCTCGTATCTGTAGGCGAGATATTCAATACTCGCGACGGTGATTGATATTGGGAGTGCGCGCGTGACGCGAACGGTGGAGACTGTGCCGTTGAGGGTTCCTGCTGGTGTGCCGCCTTCGAGGACTGTTTTGACGCTCGATGCGCCGGTGCCGGCAAGGTAGACGTCGAGTTTGTCTTGTGCGCTTCGGTCGCTCATTCGTGAGGCGATGAGCAAGACGTCAAAGGTGGCGAAGTCGAGGCCGCGTTGCATTGCTTCATCCCATGTCAGTTCAAGGTTGCCGACAACGGCGGCCGGTACGTTGACGGTGTCTGGAATGAGGTCGTAGGTGCGTAGACCGGTGATGGTCGCGAGCCTGGTTTGTGCGGCGTCGCGTACGGAGGAGATGGTGATGCTCATGCGACGGACTCTCGACGGTAGGCGCGTACCATTGCGGAGATGTCGCGGCCGAGTGGACTCATACGGATCGCGCCGAGTTCGGAAAGTCCGAGTACGCCTCCGACGGAGTCTTTGCGTTTGTAGAGATCGGCGCCGAGAATAAGTGTTGCTTGTGCGATGTCGTCGGGGACTGATGGCCATCCCCATCGTGCGACGACTTTGATGCCTGGTCGCAAGTTGAGAGGGTATGGGAAGAGCTGTGCGCCGACCATCGTCACGTTAGTCCAGGGGCGGCCGAGGCTTGCCGAGTTAAGCGGCTCCATGAGATAGTCCGTGTTGATTGTGACGGCCGTTGAGAAGGTGCCAGAGCCGGCGGTGTCGAGTGTGATGACGAGACCGGTGAGTGATCCGATGTCGTCAACGATGAGCGAGTAGGGGTCGGTTGTGCGGTATCTGCGTTCGCTTGCTGTGGAGTCAAGGTAGAAGTATCGGTTCGCGATGCGGTCGATGCTTCGTGAAGCAGACTCGACGATCTCTTCGAGGAGGGTGTCGTCGATCGAGTCGGTGATGCCGAGATAGTTTTTCATCGAGGCGAGCGTGACGTAGCCGTTCGTGATCGCCATTAGTTCTTCTTCTTTGTCTCTACTTTTGCGGCCGCTGGTTTGATGATCGCCTTGATCTTGCGTGGTTGTGCTTTGTTTGCGATCTTCTGTTCAAAGGAGTCATCCTCGGCCGGCACATTCGAGGACTTTTTGAGCGTGGGCAAAAACTCCTCGCAACCGAGGACGACAAGCTGGTCGATGACTTGTTTCGCGCGATCGTCAAGGCCACGCCGACGATATTCGGCGAGTTCTTTTTTGAGTGCATCGACGATGAATTGTTTCATGGTGAGATCCCGAAACTCGGTCGACTGTGCGCGCCGACCGAGTTGGAGTGGGGCTTTGATTACCAGTTGGCCGTAATGAGTCCGGTACCTGTGATCGCCGAGAATGCGGCAGGGTACTTTCCGGCGGTGTAGGCCGAGAAGCCGAACACGACGGTACGGATTGCAATGTTGCCGTCTGGTTGTTCGAAGCGAACATACAACGGTGTTCCGGAGTTGTCTTCGAAGATGTATGACTCATCGAAGTTTCCGACAATGACGGCCGTCTGGTTTGTGTTGGTGCCGAGGTCGGTTGGCATGTTCGCATCGAGAACGACTGGTATTCCGAGGATTTGGAAACCACCGAGATCGTACGCTGGACGCTGGAAGGTGCCGGCGGCGTTCTGTGGGTTTCCGAGGTTGCTCGTGAATTGTGGTCGGTTTGATCCGTCAAGTGCGCGAAGGATGCAACCAGCGAGGCTCGGATGCATGACGATATGGGTCGCGCCTCCGAAGAAGTTGGTCGATACGTCGGTGATCGCCTGGACGAGTTTTGGAAAGAACTCGGCGTATGTTGGCGATGCGTCGGTGTATGTGACCGAGTTGATGCCGCTGGTGTTCAAGATGCCGAGGTGTTCGCCAGATGAGCCGGAGCCATTCAAGGCGAGCGCGTCGACTTTGGTCTGGTATGAACGAACGGCGTCTCCGAGGAGCTGCGTTTCGATACCGGTACCGCGTAGGACTGCTTGCTTTGAGAGGTCAAACATAGACGCGACGGTGTTCACGTTGATCGTGAGCAAGGTGTCGTCTGGTGATGACTCTGTCGGTGCGGAGTTTTGTGAGGCCTGAACGTAGCTGGTGACGCCTGTTGTGAGGCGACCGATGTTGAGTGTCATACCTTGAGCAGGTAGCGCCGAGTTGACGGAGATGTCAAGTGTCGGACGTCCAGCGCGGCGAAGCGTCGCGAAACTGTCGACGAGGTACTGTGGCACTACGAGGCCGGCGAAGTTGCTGGTACCGGAGTCACGAGTTTCGAGGACTTCGCGCTGGTAACGGGCGATCCGGTCGCGTGCTTCGTATGAACCACCGAACTCGGCGGCGATAGCGTCGGCGAGGAAGTCGTTCTTCGAACGGTTGTGGTAGGTGGCTTCTTCCGAGATAACTCGTGCGCCGCCGACGTTGCGTGTCTCAACTTGTGAGTCTACTTTTGCGGCGATTTCTGCGTTGGCAGAGTTGCGCAATTCGATCTCGGCGATCTGGTTGATGCGCTCATCGAGTTTTTCGACTTCGAGTTTGAGTGCCTGGATGTTTGCGAGTTCGATTTCCGAGATGTCTCGGTCTTCGGTGACTGCTCGTGTGAGGGTTGCGTCAATGAGATCGGTTTTTGATGTCCGGTTCTCTTGCAATTTTGAGAGAAAGGCGTTTGCCATTTGGGAATGCTCCTGTGAAGATAGACGATTTTTGTTGGGGTTTTCGTCCAGGTGTCTTCGGCTTCGGAGCAGGTGTCGCGGTTGCGAGGTGTGTCTTCCGTTCGTCGAGAGGTGTGGTCTCGTAGAGGGATTTTATCTTACGGCGCGAAGATCGGCAAGGATCTTCTCGACTTCTTTTCGACGTTTTCCGTGTGACCGGTTTTGTTCGGCTTCGATTTCTTTGAGCTGCTGGTTTGCCCATGCGCGACCGGCGTCGCCTCCCCATAATGCCCATGCGATACGACCGGCCGATGGGTAGCCGCGTTCGCCTTCTCGGAAACCTTCGGCGTCTTTGTCGACTTCGTGTCGCGCAAAGAAAGAAAGGCTTCGACGGATGGTTTGTTCTGAGAAGTTGCGTCGGTTGATGATGTCGCGAGCGCGCGCGACTCCGACTTCGGTGCCGCCTCGGTTGAACTCGGCGCGCCAGTCGAGGCCTTGTTGTGCTTCTTCGGCCATCTGTTGAGTCGGGGTGTACGGTGCGGCGCGGCCTTCTAGGTCGTCTTCAAAGTCGTCGTCTTCGTCGTCGTCTTCCATGTCCTCCTCGGCGGCATATAGTGCGGCGATTTGGCGTAGTGCTTGTGTTTCGGTTCGGTGACATCCCATGACTTCACCGTCGTCGTCTTTGACTACGGCGAAGCCTTGACACTCCGCGTGAGCGGACTCGATGTGGTACGGCATCTAGTTCGGCAGGAGGCAGGAAACGGTCTCGGTGCCGGTGGCGACGATGGCGTAGAGGGTTTCGTTTGCTGGAACTGTTACCGAGAGATAGGCATCGTCTTTTTCGAATAGAAAACCGTTTGCGGTGGTGACAGTCGCGCCGCCGAGATAGATGGCGGTGTTACTGATTGAGTGTATGAGGACGGTGCGATTGACGACGGCCGACGCTACGAGGAGAGTTGCGGTTGTCGTGACGGACGTTTGTGTTGATCTCATTTCTGTATCTCTTTCAATAGGATCGCAACGGCGTCGCGATTTGGGGTTGTTGACTCTTCGCGCAATGCGCTCACGGTAGCCATTTCTCCGTATGCGCCGAAAGTGACGAGGGAGACTTCTGCTAGGTGTGCTTTGATGCGCTCGACGACACCAGATGCAAGCCGGTTGTCTTTGAGACTTAGGAAACCGATTGAGAGCTGGTCTAGCGCGCCGTCTCGGACTAACTCCAGGACTTGATCTCCTCGGTCTGTTTTTGAGACGTAGAACTCGGCGTGTAGTCCGGCGGCGTCTTCGCGCAATAGTGTCGCGCGTCCGATAGGGAGTGCCTGGTGATCGTGGCCGACGAGGAGTTTGACTCGGTGTGCGGCTCGTGTGACGGCCGCGAACGCGCCTGGTCGGAATACTTCGGTGAGTTGCGAGTTGATGCGTTGTTCTTTGTTGTATGGGACGGCGAGTCCGACGATGGTGCGGCCGTCGCCGGCGGCTCGTACTTCGAGGTCGCTTTCAAATTGTCGTGTCTCAGTCATGGTCTTCTCCTTATTCGACTTCCAGGATGCCGGCGTCGAGTTGAGTTTGTTCTAGTGGTTGTAGGTCTTCGAGTAGGCGTGCTTCGTCGGCGGTGAGGAAACCTCCGTCGATGCCGATCTTGTGTGCCTGGTATCGGGTGAGGGTGTCGGTGCGGAGGAATGCGTCGACGTTGAACTTTGCGACTTGTCCGCGCGGCAGTAGATCCGAGAAGGCTTGCTCGAAACGGATCATCCAGGGGGCGAGCGAGAAGCGGAGGAGCTGCTGTTGTTCGTTTTCGATGTTGCTGTAAGTCCTTGACGAGTTCGGTGCGCCGAGGTAGTAGGCCGGAAGGCCGAGCATATTGGCGATCTCGGTGAGGTCGAAGGTGCGCGACTCGACAAGTTGTGCGTCGCCGGCGTTGTCGGAGATTGCTTCGAACTTTGTTGACTCGTTGAGGACTGCTGGTTCGCGTGAGCGGCCGCCGTAATGGTTCATCCATTGTTGTTTGAGTAGTAACGCTTCGGCGGCGTCTAGGTCGGGGTTTGACGAGTAGAGGATGCCGGAGGGTTGTCCTCCTCCGGAGAAGTATCTTGCGGCGTACTCGTTGAGTGCGATGGCGGTGCCGAGGCCTTGTCGTTGTGCTTGTAGGAGTCCGACGCCGAAGATGTGTCCTGGCATTGAGAAGCCTTTTACGTGCATAACTTCGGACTGGTCGAAGGATTGTCCGTCGATCTGGAAAAGTTTGCGGCCTTGCTCGATGCGGAGTTGTACGCGATCGGGCGCGATGGGGTAGATGGTGTCGGGGTAACCAGTCGCGGAGGTTGCTCCGAGGATTGCGAAGTAGTTGCCGTGAATGATGCACGCGGCGACGGCCGCCGAGATGGTTTCGATGCGTGTCTCTGGTGGGTTAGGTCGCGACAAGATCGGCGGCGTGTCGATGCGTACACCGTTTCGGTAGTCTTGCAAAGGTAGGC